TGGCACGATATCTGCTGGTACCTGGCAGGGTACGGCAATTAGCCCGACTTACGGTGGTGCACGCCGCTACAACACGAGCGCAACCTGGAGCACAGGCGAAGCCAAGACGGTCACCCACAGCCTTGGAACCAAGGCCGTGCAGGTTTCCGTGTACGATTCTGGCGATGCCTTGGTGTTCTGTGATGTGGTAACGGCCACTAATGACACGTTGACGGTCACAATTAGCCTTGCAGGGACGTACAGAGTCGTCGTTATCGGGTAAGATACGCCCATGGCTAAATTTGTCGGCTCACTGAACGTACCAACGATATCGACTGCACCCCTTTCCGCGTCAGAGGGGGACGTCTACTACGACACGACCGCCGACGATCTTTTATTTTATGTAAATTCTTCCTGGACTCCCGTTGGAACTATCCAGAACATCAGTGCCGGTGCAGGAATTTCCGTTAGCGGATCGGGGGACTCTAGGCAGGTCTCCCTTGAGTCTTTTGCTAGCTCAAGTTCCTCAGGAACACCTGGCACCTCTTTTGTGAAATCTCTTTCTTCTGACGTTTACGGCAGGGTGATATCTTACGAAAGCGGGTCGGTGCAAAACGCTTCCACGACTGCCGCTGGCATTGTCCAGCTTTCTGACTCGATCAGCACGACAAGCAGCATCCTTGCGGCCACCCCGACCGCCGTTAAGTCGGCATATGACTTGGCCGGAACAAAAAATCGTGTGTACTACCAAACATCTACACCGACGGGCGGCTCCTATGCAGTTGGAGATATCTGGGTCGATTCAGATTCAGTAATTGGCGGACCACTTACCCTAACTGACTCAATTAGCAGCACCAGCACAACGACAGCGGCAACGCCCAAAAATGTCAAGACGGCGTATGACATTGCAACTGCAGGGTGGGAAGCGTTCACCTTCGGCACGAGCGGCATTATTGGAACACATCCGCGATTTGTTTTGCAGACTACATCTACTACTTCTTCTGGTGTGATTTACCACACCAAGATTATTCCTCATAGAGACTTTACGGTCAGCAACATTGCCTTCGTCAGCACTGCCACTACCGCAACAACGCCAACACTTATCCGCTTTGGCATTTATACACGCAGCGGCACAACTTTTACACTCGTCGCTCGCACCGCATCAGACACGACAATCTTCAACGCAGCCAACACCAAGTTCACTCGTGCGCTCGATACGGCAGGAGGATACCCTGCTACCTACACGCTGACTGCTGGGGCTGAGTACTGGGTATCTAACATCCAAGTTGCGTCGGCAAGTGCGTCGCTTCTTAGCGGACTAGTGCGTCAAAGTACCGCTGCAAATGCAGCAACAGGCTTCCAGTTCTACTCACAAACTTCTCAGGCAGACCTTGCGGCTTCATCTACAGGGTCTGGAAACATCAACTTTGCTGGTTTTTATGCGGAGGTTTCCTAATGCCAGTTATCATTGAACCAGCCTACCTAGACCCTGAGACTGGTATGCTCACCGAGATCGTCCGAGACGCAGAGACTGGCAAGATCATCGGCAAGAATGAGCGGATGCCTGAACCAGTTGTGGGAGAGGGATAATGGGACTTCGTACATATGTATGGGATGGCAGTGCATGGGTTGAGCAAACCTCTGGAAGCGACAACGTTGTCGTTAGCGGAAGTTCACCAACTTTAGGTGATATCACCGCTCAGAATATTACGGCTCAGAATATTACTGGGAGCGACTGGCTTAAACTGTCAAGTTGGAACCAGGCAGGCGCTGGCAAGGTAGGAACGGCAGACACCGTAACTGTAACCACTGCTGGAACATATTACGCAATCGGCGGGGCTACCTGCGAAGTATCATTCACGCCAGACTTTGTTGGGCAGAAATTCTTTGTCACGATGACTGGATATGCCTCCCTAAACACCACAACCGTTCAATATGCTTTTGTCCGTGTGACATTGACGGACTCATCAGACGTTTCGCAGGCAGACCTTGGGTTTGGTCGAGCAGAAAACTTTGGAACATCGGGACGAGGAGGGACTGTAGCATTCAACGCAGTTTGGACATCAGACACAACAAGCGCTAGGAAGATCAAACTATACGGTACTGCCCAAACAACCAACGGCCTTGTTCTAACTCTTGCTTATTGGCAACTAAACGTAATGGCACTCGCATAATGTGGAACCTTGTCTGCACTACTATTGGATGCCCACAAGAGGGGGATAAGCAGCCCGTGCCGAATAATCGAGAATGGTACACTTGCGATACTTGCGGTGCAATTTACAGCAGAATAAACACATAGCAAAGTAGTCAGAAATAAAACTGATTGTTTTTCGACCTTTATTCATTTAATATTTCCTTACAAGGAAACATGAATGGAGAGGGGAATGACTGCAAACAACGTTGCTCAAATCCTTGACCGGATAGAAAACATTGAAAAAGAAATTTCTGCCATGCGCGTCGAAATGGCGGAAACCCGCGGAGCATTCAGGCTAGCCAAATTCATCATTAGCATCCTCGGCCTTGCCGGGATCAGCTCTTTTGTTGCGTGGATGGCAGGGCAGGGCAAGTGAAAAGTAAAATTGTAACGATCTGCATTGCCTGGCTTATCTCTGCAACATTTGCATTTGCCTACGTCACGTCACCAGCGCTTGGATCGCAGCAAATATACGTAGACCGCACACAAGACTTCTGGATCAACATCCCGGAGCAGGGTGAGCTCCATCTCTGGACTGACCTCTGCGACGAGACTACGTCTCCATGGTGCCCCGGAACAGTTGACTCCATGCTCTGGCTTTACGACGGCAATGGGGCGCTGCTCACTGCCAACGACGACTCGTTTACTGAGCACACGGGTGGGTGGTCACTAGCCTCAACTATTCGCATTTCCCTTCCGGCGGGCGACTACCGAGTTCGCGCTGGGGTTTGCTGCGGAGACCCAGCAGCAGACCGCTTCGGCGGAAATCACTACTACCTGATCAGCAACTTTGATGCCGAGCTCGCTCCGGGAACCCCATCGGCAACGTGGACGCCAACCCCAGAGCCAACGCCAACCCCAACACCCACTCCAACCCCAACGCCAGAGCCAACCCCCACCCCGACGCCTGCGCCGTACCTCAACGTCCCGACCGGCCTGATAGTCACCGTGTACAGCAACGGAGACGTCAACCTCACGTGGGATGCGCCTCTGGATAGCGGCACGCCCGTTGAGCGCTACGCAATTACCTGGCGCGTTGGGGAATCTGGCTGGGGCGTGGGTTCCGATGAAACGTCAATCACGCTACCGTGGCAAGTTTTTTCTGCCAGCGGTGGCCCAGACGTGGAGTACGCCTTTACGATTCGAGCGGACAACAACACGCTTGCAGTGTATTCAAGCGAGTCAGTTCCCGTTTCGGTAATCCTCTCTGCGCCTATTCCGCCAAGCCCAAGCCCGACCCCGACACCAGAGCCCACCCCGACACCTACGCCTACCCCTGAGCCGACCCCCAGCCCTACACCAACTCCAGAGCCAACCCCCACGCCTACACCAGAACCACCAACGCCGAGCCCTAGCGTGGCTCCTACCCCTACGCCAGAGCCTTCCGTAAGCCCCACGCCGGAGCCGACTCCGACGCCAAGCCCTGAGGTGACAAATGAACCGACCCCCGAGCCGACGCCTACCCCCGAGCCATCTGTGGCCCCTACTCCTGATCCCAGCCCTGTACCTACTGAGCCGCCTTTCATCGATCCAGGTGCTGCTGTAGAAGCGGTTACGGAAGCGGTTGGGGAAGCGGTTACCGCGGTGACAGAGGCAGTTGGCGAGGCCATTGAAACGGTTGCCAATATAGGTAAGGATATCACCGAAGAAGAGAAGGAGGACGCCCGAGAGACCATCATCCCTGCCGTCATTGTTACGCAACTTGCAGCCGCTGCGCGCCTGGTAAGCCAGGCAACTAGCGGAACCAGCGGAGGCGGCGGAGGCGGAGGGGCTGCTGGAGGCGGAGACGGCAAGAAGCCGAGGGGCGGACGAGGCGGACGGGCTAGGGGGATGGCGCGGCGAGCAGCAGCGCAGCAGGGAGCAAAATTGAATAACAAGCCGTATGGCGGGAGAAACAAGTGAAGCACATAATTCAGAGCGTTGTAAACGAATTGGTAAATCAGTCCTGGACGGTCTTCGGACTTCTGGTTGGCTGGATCGTTCTCCCTGAGGGGAGCACGCGGGACTTTGTCGGGGCCACCCTCGCGGTTCTCTGCGGCATTTGGCTGGTCACCATGCCACTCCGCATTGAGCGCGAGGAAGATTAACTCCGGTCCTTTTTAGCCCAACCCTTACCCTGATAGACGACTTCCGGAACTGAGAACAGGCGGACCAGATGGCCGCCGCAGTTTTCATGCAATCTCTCAACGTCCTCCTCCATTGAGTGCATAATCTCAACTGAGGACTCGCACATTTCGCAGAAGTAATCGTATAGAGGCATGCCGAAAGTATAGCAGAAATAGGTTCGTGCAAATCCCCTGTTTTGTGGTATGATGCCGCCATGGAAGAGATTCAACCAGAACCAAGAAAACGCGGTCGCCCCTCCACTCCTGGTGAGGTCCGCTTCAAGAAATACGTCGTGATTAACGAGGCGACAGGCTGCTGGGAGTGGGTTGGCGCGCTTGACCCAAGCGGGTACGGCGCGTTCAAGGATAAGGGCAAGAAGATCAACGCCCACCGCTGGAGCTACGAGCACCACCGTGGGGAGATCCCTGTCGGGCTGCAGCTGGACCACCTTTGCCGCGTGCGAAAGTGCGTCAATCCAGACCACCTTGAGCCAGTTACTGGCAAGGTGAACACTCGGAGAGGGCTGGCTGGTAAACTTCGGGCAACGCATTGCATTCATGGGCATCCATATACGTGGGAAAATACGTACTGGCGCAAGCAGGGCGACCGAGAGTGCCGTACGTGCAAATATTATGGCGGTCGGGGCGACCCAAATCAGAAGAAGGAGGCATCTCGTGTCGAAAAACTACGGCTGGCAAACAGCAAAGTCTGGCCCGTATACCCAGTTCAGGGACGCCCTGATGAAGGAGAGCGGTCTTAAATCGACGACCGATTGCGCTAACCACTACGCAGAGAAGTGGAGCGTAAGCCGACATTCCGTCCTTAAGTGGATGCGTGGCGAGCGGGCAATCCCTGAGAAGTACGCCCTTAAGGTCTTTGGCGCACCGATCCGCGTGATCGAGGTTGCCAATATGCCCGAGACCAAGACGGTCGTTGGGGAGAATTCAGGACCGCCACAAGACCATTTTGCTATGGTAAGATCGATCTATAAGATGTGCAATTGGTGCGCTGGCGATGAGGAAGAGGCCGTCTGCCCGTACTGGGATTGCCCACTTATTAAATATACAAATAAAGTAGTCCCACCGAAGGAGAAGGCGCTCTCCATGCGCGCTACGTCGGCAAAGGACTAGCAGAACCAAAAAGCATTGCAACATAGTTACAGAAAGCGTAGGATACGATCGTGGTTGGAGTATATGAAGTTCTGTTCTCAACACTAAGCGGGGATACGACCCTACAGGGTCTTCTCGGCGGAACGTCAGAGGACAGGAAGATTTATCCGATCACCGATACGAGTCGAGTCGCCCTTCCGGCAATACGGATGGCGGTTTTGGCTGGTGAGAGTCAGATGGCGTTCAGCGTGAACAAGCCTGAAGTAGAGATCACAATCGCTTCGTCGATTGGGGCCTCTCAGCTTGGGAGCGTTGCACACCGAATTGACACACTGGTCAATCGTGCGCGACTCGGCGGCAACGGGATCATCATTCATCTGGCGAAAAAGATTAAAGAGTCGGATGAGTTTGATCAAGAAACGCAAGAGTATCGGCGTTGTATACGATACGTAATAATTGTAACGCAGGAGTAAAGCATGCTTACACTTGGCTCTGGCAAGATCTATGTAGCTTCGTGGCAGTCTAGCGCAAATCCGGAGAATCCGGCTGGCGTCTACACTGGTACTTACGCCCCTACGCTCATCGGTGAAATCGGCGGCGACGTCGAGTTCAACATGGGCCTCCAGGAAGCGGAGTTCCGCGGACAGCACAACTTCCCGATTGCGAAGGCATTCTTCGGCGGGAACCTCACCATCGGCGCACGTGGCGTCGAGCTTGACTTCGACAACCTGGAGCGATTCTGGGCTGAGACGTCGACTTCGACCGGCGGCAACGATGTTTACACGGTTGACTACGACACCCAGCCTTACCCGCTGTACGTGAAGATGGTCCACAACCGCACCGACGTTATCGGTGAGACCGTAACGATCCACGTTTGGAAGGCATATGCCCCAACGCTGAACTTCCCGTTCATGCGTGAGGACATCTCCCAGACGGACATCGACTTCGTGGCGATCTCGGACAGCACCCTCACGGGCGCTGCCAACCAGATCATCCGCGTAGAGGTCTCGAAGTAATAGTCTGATCTGGAGAGATCCAGAAACCCCTTGTGGCGAAAGCCGCAGGGGGTTTTTTATTGTTTTTTATCCCAAATGCCGTATAATCATTAATGGCACAAGCCAAAGGGGGAATAGTGGTATATAGGAGATACAGTAAATGACAAAGCTATCGGAAATTAGCACAAGCAACGCGCTTTCGCTCAACGATCTCGCAGACCTCGAAGAGAAGTTTGGGTCCATTGACCAGGTCAATTGGAACTCTTTCGCTGTTCTTCGATTTGTTCTTTGGCTTGCGGATCGCAAGGCCAATCCGGGCAAGACTGAGCGCGAGCTTGGCGAAGAGCTCAATATGGCAACCTTGCAGGACAAGGCAACGGAACTTCTGCGCGCCAGCGGACTCCTCCCCGATGAGGACGCCGCGGGAAAAGCGTAGGGGGTACCGAAAAATGGTCGGAAATTGACTGGGGTGTGATTATGGCTTCGTATGCGGAATCTTTTGGATATACGCCAATGCAGTTCATGGACATAACCATACCCCAGCTTTCCGCTTTTGGTAGGCACATTGAAAAGAGAAACGAAGAAACTAAGAAGCAAACAAAGGGCTCCTCTAGCAAGAGTGCCGGTGGTCCATCAATGTCGATTACCGAGATTGCAAATATGTTCGGGACCCCTGAGACAAAATCCAGGTTGCGCAAGCAAGGGCTTGAGGCAGCGAAAAAGGCAAAAGTAGAAAAGGTT